CTACTTTGGGCCGTTTTTCGTTTGGGTAGCGCGGACATTACGCGGACGACTTGAGAAGCTATTTCCGGCGGCGCTGTAATGGTCTGGATGGTGGTGGCCATAAGTGCGTTCCAGCGTGTCCATGCTCATCGCCAAATAGCCCGAGACCTCCCATTTCGGGATGTTGGCTTGCATCAGCCAGGTCGCGCAGGTGTGCCGCAGGGTATGAGGCGTGACGCCCGTTCCCTCCAGCCCGGCCCGCTTAACGGCTCCAGCAAACCCCTTCTTGAGATCCTCGATAGGGAATCCGTTCTCGTTGATGACGTGGCCAAGGTCGGTCCCGCGCTTCCTCGCGTTTCGAAGGTGAGCCATAAGACGAGGCGGAATCTTGATATGTGACCGCTTCTTTTTGGTCTCTTTCCGGCCCGGCACTCGGAAGTCGATCAGGCCGCTGTTGAAATCCACTTGAGGCCAGCGAAGCGACAAGATCGCTTCTTTGCGCTGCCCGGTGATCAGACCGATTACGATAAAAAGGGGCAGATAGAGGCGCGTGTGCGAGCTCTGCAGGGCAGCCTTGAGAAGGCGTGCGGACTCGTCACGGGTCAGCCAACGGTTTTTAGGTGGCGGGGCCTCAGGGAGATCGACAGCAACCGTGCGGGTCAATCTTCCCTCGTGGTGGGCGTGATTTATTGCGGCCCGCAAAACCGTGAGGTCCCGGCGAATAGTACCGGGGGCCTTATCCCTCCAGACGCCATAGGCACGGCAGGTTTGCTTCGTGATGTCCTGAACGGTACGACCTTGAAAAAAAAGGGTCAGGTTTGTTCCGGCAATCGCTAGGCGGACTTGGTCCATGACCTCAGGGCCTCGCACCAAGGCATAGCTATTCAGAATGTCAGTCACGAGGATCTCAGAGGGATCACGGGGGCCGGATCTTGACGGTTGCGTGCTGAGGAACCTTGCGAGCTCGACCTGAGCTGTTTGAAGGTCAGCAGTCCCAGTGCTGCGCTCGCGGCTCCTGCCGTGTTCGGACCAAGTGATATAGAAGACGCCGCGCTTTTCGAGGAACCTGAGTTTGGGGCCGTTGTTGCGTCTCGCCATGGATCGACCGTGCTTTCCTCGATGAAACGCTCAATGGCGTCGTGTTGGATAAGTTTTTTGGACTTACCGATTTGAACGTAGGCAATGCGCCCGCTGCTAATCAAACCACGCATCATGCTTTCGCTGAGGCGCAGCAAAAGCGCGGCCTCTTTGATTGACATTAGGACCGGCAGATTGGCAACGGAGCTCATGCTATGCACCTCCCGGAGTTGCTGGCACGGTACCCAAAGGCACCCAATTGGCGGGCTGGCTGTAGGTGTCGCCGCCCGGAATAGGTGGCGAATTCTCCATCGCGAGAATATCGTTCGGGCTATAGACGCCAATCTCGCGACCGATCCTGTAAGCCTCGAACCGGCCTTGCAGATCGCCGCGCATCAGGCCGGATAGATCGAACTCGATATAGAACCGGCGGCGTTCCTCGGAGGTCAAAAGACAGCGCATCATCGCAGCCTCAACGCGCTTGGCGAGCGGGCCAAGGCAGTTGGCAACCAGTGCCTTGCCCTCTTGCTCGGTGTTGGAATAGGTCCCGCGGTCGGTGATGCCGATGACGGTAGGAGGCACACCAAACAGGCGAGCGATATCTTCGTTGCTGGCCTTCATGGTTGCCAGAAGCTCGGCGTCCTCTGGGGTCCAGCTGAGGGCGTCATACTTTGCGCCGCCGTCTAGAATCAGCACCTGTCCTGCATTATCGGTCCCTTGGAACTTCTTAGCGATGCCGTCGCGGATCTGCTCTTGAGAACCCGGCGCCAATCGTTCGGGATAGCTGATCGCGCCGCTTGGACGTAACCCATTGGCCATCAGCGAGGCCGCTGTCTGGCTTTGAGCCACGCGAAGGGCCACCGCATCGCGCCCGATCTGCAAGGCCGATTGTCCTATGATGCCGTCCCTCGATGCACCGCGAATATGCAAGATCTCTTCTTGAAGGAAGGTCCAGGTCCCGCCGTCACGTCCTGAGACCCGATAGCGCAAGCGGCCTGTAGGGAGCATCTCGACAGCAACTTGCGAGCTCATAAGCGGGATGAACCCGACAGCATAACCTGCGCCGTTATGGATGATCTGGGCGTAGGCGTTGCCAGTGAGATCTAGGGAGCGCAGCAGGAATTCTCGCGCCTCAAAGGCCGTCTGGAACCCGTTCGGCTGATCGTGCAGTGCCTCATAGAGAGGGTGCGTATCGGCTCTGGAGCGCCCGCCCTCGCGGTCGTAGATATGCAAGGGCACACTCGCCATAGTCTCAGATCGAACCCTGACACAAGCAGCAGCGACCGCGATGTTAGAGATTGCCTGTTCCGGCGATACGCTTGGTAGGCCATTGGAATTGAACAGACCAAGGTACTGGGCAAGAAATGGGTCAGAAGCGCGAACACCTTCGGCCCTCTTCTCGCGTTTGAGAAAATCGAGCATGCCCATTATGCGGCTCCAATTGTCTGGAGGTAACGAAGGGCCAGATCATTGCGGGTGGCCATTGCTCTCGCCTCAACGCTCGTGCCCGGATAGGCAGGCCATGCCGTCACGATGGATATCTCGTGCAGGGTGACAGCCTCCAGCGTCCTCAGCGATCCGTTGCGGGTCTCCCCGCCCCTAGCGACGGTGAAGCCAAAGCTCATGCCGCCCAGGTCGCTGCGCTCAGCCAGAGCCAGCACGTCGTTTCCTTCGGTCGTGTCTGGCACGTCGAGAGAGAAGGCGAGCCCCCGGCTGTCCTGAGACAGTCGAAGGGTGCCAGAGCGGGTGCGAGCAATCAGTCTGGCCGGGTCGTGGTCCACTAAGGCAAGAACGTCTTGACCAGAGCTTAGGGAGCCGGTGAAGGCCCCTGCTCTGATCTCTTCGTCGAACGTGCCAATGGTAGCCCGCACACCGAACAGGGCCGCGTAGCCCTCCAGCTGCCGCCCTTTGGTGCGAACCTCAAGGGTCGCGGATCTGCGTTCATGTGCGGGCATGACCATTAGGCGACAATGTCCGTGATGGCGGCGAAGCTTTCGGGGTGGCGAACCGCAACATCAGCGTCAAGGAAGGCGTGAAGCAGAGCGCCGCCTTTGCTGGCCACCGAGTCCGCGTAGGGGTTGACCACGATATCGACGTTGGACCAGTAGCCAATGATCAGGTCTGACCAGAGGCCATAGATCAGGGCTGAAAGGTTCGTGCCGGTGCCTTTGGTCAAGCTAGAGGTGACTTGGTTCGAGAAGGCCACCGGCTCATCTCGGAACACCTGCCCAAGGCCATAAAGGTTATTTTGAGAATCCTTGAGCTTGTTAGCCGCCGTCTTGACTTTGGTATTGGTCAAGAACCCACGAGCGCCGTTGGCATCAGCTGCATCCAGCTTGCCCATGAGGTCAGCCGTCGCGTCGATAGTTAGAGCTGCGCCATTGGTGCCCATGGCAACCGTGCCGATACCAGCGGTCTGCAAAATACCCAAGGGCACATTGCCACCAGCGCCATTGATAGCGGCTAGGTCGAGCGCTTGCCGAAGCAGATAACCAATATCATTGCGAAGCATGGTCTCCATTGCCGGGGCTTGAAGCATCATACGACGGCCCATCTCGTACTGAGCCGCAACGCTATTCGGGATCAAAGAAACCTTGTCGAAAGTGGGATCAGTGGTCGTCGCGGCGCTGCCTTCAGCAACCCATGACGCTGTTCCGCCAGCCTTCATGCGAGGCAGATCTACATTGCCCACCAATCCGGTTAGGACCGTGGCACCAAGGCCCTGAACCACCAGCGAGGGGCGCAGGCGGTCGATCTGGCTTCCCAGCTGCGTGGCCACAAGATTTGAACCGGGACCACCAGCGGGGGTCGAGGTCGTAATGGCCCGCGTTTCCATGAAAGCAGAAGTCGGCATGCTGATTGCTCCAGCACGGCCGGAACGTCGCTCTTGATTATATTCAAGCTCCAGCCCGGACAGCTGGCCACGCTCGGCATATTCAGCCAGCGCCTTACCGACACTGAACCGGCTCTCGATCTCGGCAAGGTCACGGGAACCATTCACCGGGTCGGCATGACCATGACGCTCCAGCTCTTCTAGGCGGGTCGCCTGACGGATCTGGGTATCCAGAGCCCTGACTTCGCCGTCGATCCGGTCGAAGGTTTCAGGGTTTTCGATGGCGCTGCGAAGCTCAGCCGTCTTGGCGTCGCGTTGCTGCATGAGTTGGGTTTTACTGCTCATGGGGGGTAGTTCCTTCTTGGTCCGCAAGGGGACACTGGGCAAGGCGCGTCATCTCGACGGGCCGGGGGAGAATGGATGCGATCTTCTGACCTGTACCGGTCCCGCGCAGCTGACGATGAGCGGCATGGAGACCGCCCATCGCTCTAGCTTGACCACCCATAGGGTCAGTGTCGTTGTTGGCTCGATCGCGGAGCCTCAATGCTGGGTGATCTACGGATCTCATCAGACGTCAGCCACCCATTCGCCGGTGGCGTCTTCGTCAGTTTCTTGAAGCAAAATCGCTGCATGCTTAAGGGCACCTGCGCCGATTACGCCTAAATCGTACATACGCCCGCGCCCGTACATTTCGGGGTGATCGCCGCGGTCAACATCCGGCGGGAGATACCAGCTGACTTTGCCGTCCTTGAAGAAGATGGAGGCGGAGATGGCCGTCCGATTTAGTTCGACGCGATCAACCGTTGCAGCCGCCTCTTGATCTTTCAGAAGCTCCGTAAGGGCTTCGGCGAAGCTTTTGTCTCCATCAACTAGCTCCGCAAAATGGTTGACTGCGAGCGCCGCATCCACGGACTTAGTGCTGCCCTTAAGGGCGATGAGGATGGTAGCCGCATGGTCAGCAGTAATGGCCGGGGCGTTCAGGCCGCGTCCGCCGGTAGGAAGCATCTTCCCCTGACGAAGCTCTCGCATGCGGATATCCAAATCCGAAGGGCTCGAACGGGTTAGCGAAATCGCTTCCGCTTCGACACTTTCGGTCATCTTTTGGATGGCCAATTCAAATTCTCTAGCGCGCATCAGGCTTCCCTTTCGTTGTTCCTACAATTGGTAAACGAGGCGCGACTCGCCGTCAATAGTAGAAACCACAAATGACCTAAGTAACGATCTGGGGATCTCGGATGCTGTTGATAAGCTTTAGGGCCAGCCTCCCATCAACGTGGTCGTCATATCCGCTCATCGCTGAAACCAAATTGTCTTCGGAATGGAAATTCAGAGCAAGAATGGCCTTGGAAATAAGGCGCTGGGATGCTGGGTCGCAGCCAGCCACACGTTCAATCTCGTTGGCGATAAGATGTTGCTGATCCAATAGATAAAACATCACGTCGTCTAAAAATGCCGCGCACTCGGGGGAGGAATTAACCCCCAACCCCTCTCCGGCTCGAATTAAATAGCTCGTGCGGTCTAGGCGAGCCTCAAGGGTGGCCAAGCGTTCAAGATTCAAGGGCTCTGTGGTAGAGGCGCAGTCAGCCATAGTCGATCCTCCGTGGGGTCGGTTGTTGTTAGGGCTGGCGTAAGGCGGCAACCTTGCTCCAGCTCGCCTTTTCTGGTACCAAATAAAGATGAAGTCAATATCTGATACCAGAAAATCGCGGGGGCGTCCGAAGGTCGGCGCAACCCAGATTGCGGTCCGTTTACCGCCCGATCAGCTCGCCGCCTTGGATGGATGGATAGCGACCAACGCCCCTGCCCTCACCCGGCCAGCTGCAATCCGGACTTTGATGAATATTTCAATTTTGAAAGAAACGACTCCACAGTGATCAAAGCCGCCCCGAGAATTCGTCAAGTCTATTGGTGCAATTTTTGGGCAGACCCCATAAATCCAGAAATGGGAAAAAAGCGTCCGGTAGTTATAATCTCCTTCAAAAATACGCTTCATGGCCCGTGCTTAGTGGTTCCCGTATCGACCGATCCACAAAGCGGGGTAAGCGCAATTTGGGCACATAAGTTATCGTTCCAAATGATGGCAAACAGGACTCGTGGGTCGTTTGCAATCATTTGTACACAGTCTCACCGAAGCGCCTTGAGCCTCTTTTGGGCGCAACAATTCCGCGCTTAACAGAGGAAGAGTTTAACAAAATCATAACTTTAACGCAAAAATGGCTCCCATCGATCACTTGATTGTCAACAAAATGTTCTTGCCCCGCGATGGCAATGTCCATATACACCAATCTACTTGTGGCCCCGAAAGGGTGTCCATTTCCCGCGAGGGAGTGACTGGCGAAGGGAGTTCCGGAAGGGGCTCCCTTTCGTTTTATGGCCTGTGGCTTCACGCAACCATAGGCGTCCAAGCCACCTCCTCCGGCCTTCTCTCCATGACAGCCAGAGCCATTGCCAATGCGACAGCGGCATCAATGCGCCCGGTAGATCGGCTCTTGTCCATCTTTCGGCCACCGCTTGGATCTGAGGTTATGACGGTGTTGGACATGCACCAGGTCAAAACTGGATGGTTGCCGTGGCGCAGCTGGCGTTCGGCAACTACTCGCTCCAGCAGATCCACCGCCGGGGCCATATCCTTGAAGCCTTGGCCAAATGGCAAAAGCTCCAGATCGTCCAGCCCTTCATCGGTCAATGCCAGTTTGAAGGTCTCGATTCTCCAGCGGTCATAGGCAAGACATTGGATCTTGAACCTTGCGTGAAGCTGGGCCAGCCGCGAGGCGATCCATCGGGGATCTGTCGCTGCCCCCGGCGTTGCCGTCAACAGGCCCTGATCGCGCCAAACATTGTAGGGCACACGGTCACGGTCTGAGGCCTCCTGCAAGCCATCAGCGGGCAGGAAAACATAAGGGACAACGTGTATCTCGCCATTAGGGCGAGGGAACACCAAAACCAGCGCGGTCAGATCTCGCGTCGCGCCAAGGTCCAGCGCAGCCCAACAGGGTTGCCCCTCCAGCGCCGCAATATCCACCGGCCCGCCGCAAGCCTTCCACTCGCTGACAGGCAAGAATCGAGCCTCTGCGCACACCCGTTGATTAAGGATCAGGTTCTTAAAAGCCGCCTCCTTTGAGGGCATGCGCTTAGCCTGTCCGGCCTGCCTTTCAACATCGTCCAGAGACCGGAAGTCACCAAGGGCAGGGTTGGCCAGAGCCCATGCCTCAGGCGACCACGGGTCAGCATCCTCCGGAGCTGCGTACAGGGTCAAATGAAAAGACGGATCGAGAATGTCACCGCTTTGGACCCTCAGGCCGTAGTCGATCATCTGCGACAGCGGGGCCAGATCGTCCGCCGCCTGAGTGGAAATGACCATCATCAGCGGGTCAGCTCGCGCACCCATAGCAGTGTCCAAGGCGTCCAGAAGATCACGCTTCGGGGCTTGTCCAAGCTCGTCGTAAATCACGAAGCTAGGGCTCAGGCCGTGTTTGCCGGGAACATCGCTAGACAGGGCCGCATAGATCGAACCGTCCGCCATATTCTCAATTTCCTTGGCGTGTCGGCGGATAGACAGGCGGTCCTCGAGGTAAGGGACCTTCGCAATAATCGCGCACATCTCGTTCATGATCAGGCCAGCTTGCGCCCGGTCATTTGCCGCTGAGTAAACCTGCCCTCGCGCCTCTGCCTCAGGTCCAGCAAGATGGCACAAGGCCAAGCCAGCGGCTAAGCCAGACTTGCCGTTCTTTCGGGCCATCGAGAGAACCGCCGTTCGGATCGGTCGCCGTCCGCCCTCCTCACGATAGACAGCCTCAAGGAATTCTCGCTGCCATGAGCGGATCTGCATCTTAGATCCGGCGAGGGTGCCGCTGGTGATCGGCAGGGACTCTAGGAAGGCCACCACACGCCCAACCCTATCCAACCCCTCAGCTTCCCAAGGAAGGGGCTCCAGCGAGTCCGCAGGCGCCTTGGCGTCGATCTTGATAGGCTTTGCGCCCGGTCCACGAAGGCCCATCAGAAGATCCCCCGCTGAACTAAGTGCGAAAGAATGACCCAAGACGGTCCTTTAGTCGTCAGCTGCTCGTCCTCAGAGGGGGTATCCCCCGCCGTGAACGGGTGCAACGGGTCCAGCGGCAAGCCGTCGATGCCGCAGCCTTTGAAGGCAATCCCCTTGCCGCCGGTCCGATCCATCGCTTGGGTCTTGATCGAATGGCACGAATGGCAAAGGGCCATGAGACCGGCGAGGGTCGGAAATGCATCTCCGCCGCTCGCGATGCTGACGATGTGGTCAACGTCCTTGGCTGATACGACCAGCCCGCGCCGCTCGCACATCTGACACAAGGGCTGGGCTGATAGCTTCGCCCGTCGCAACCGCTTCCACACAGCGAGGTTATAGGGCCAATCAGCCATGCCGCACCTCCAGCGCAACCCGGCGGATCTCTGAGGCGATTAGGTCCTTCTCGATGTGGAAAGCTTCCGGGTCTCTGTGCGAGGGCGACAGGCGGCGAATACGATCTGCCAATCCCAACAAATCTTCCCCACCGTGACGCCGTGACGAACTTGGTGACTGGATGGTGCGTGACGTATGGACCTCCCCCCTTTTAAGGGGGGGTCCTAACGTCACGTCCGTCACGCCTGAAAACATCACGCACGTCACGGGTTTCGTCACGCCTTTCGTCACGCTCATGACTGCCCCCCGAAAGGTATCCAAGCGCGGTCAGAGGCAACACATATTACCCCTTTTGATTGTAAAGCTTGAGTGTCCCTTCTCCATCCTTGGCGTCGAGCTTCGGCGGTTAGCGCGCTTGTCGAGCTGTCGAAATACCGCCTCCAAAGATCGATTTTGACCACGCGAACACCGGTTGGAATTTCTCCTCCAGGTGATGTCTCGCCGCCGTGGTCAAGGGCCTTTTTAAGGGACTGGAGGCACACCTCTTGCCCTGCCGATAGCCGTGTCTCTCGCGCTGGGCGGCGTCCATGACCGCCTTCGGTTGCCTCTGTGACCTCCAGCACCGTGAATTCTGAGCCGTCAAATTTGAGCCTGATCGACGTTCCTTTTCGGCTCCAATTGCTCTTGGCGTGAGTGAGTTTCAATTCGTCCGGCGCTCCTTCGGGGGTCTCCAAGCGCAGAAAGCTGCGACATTGGTTTATCCAAGCGGTCGAACCAGAGGTGCCGTTGCCCTTCATGCCCTCAAGGCTGGGATGGGTCAGAAGCAAAATTGCAATGCGGTATCGGCGAGCAACCTGATTTAAAGCCAGCATGAAACCGGCCACCTCAGAACGGACTATTTCGTTTCCGGAAAAGATGGCGGAGGTGCAATCAAGCACTAGCAGGGACGCGCCCTCAGTGCTCACTACGTCCAGAAGATAATCGAAAAGCGGTGTGGCACCTGCCGCAGGGCTCGCCGCAGAAAACCAGATCGTGGCGTCCATATCGTCGGGTGCAGGAATTATCTTCACCGCTGACCCTAGCCGCTCAAGGTCAAGGTTCCTTGCCCTAGCCATGCGCTTCACACGGCGGACCAATTCGTCCGAATCGTCTTCGGCAAAGAACCCGACAGAGACCGGCGGGAAAGCTTTGGTCTCTCGGCCAAGCCAAACACCGGCCTCACCCTTGTGAAGGCCAGCGGTCGCAATGGCTAACATGAGGTCGAGTGCCAGCGCAGATTTGCCTAGCCCACCTGCGCCGCTCAGAAGGGTCACACAACCCACCGGGATAAGATCCGGAACAACCCATTGTCTAGCTGGGGGGTCCTTATCCTGCCAGTCGGCTAAGTCGATCGACGCAGGAAGCTGTCCGGATATCCCACCAGCGGGAAATTCTACCACGTTGCTCATGACAGCACCGCCGGGATGCTGTACATTGGTTTCTGCCAATTTCCTGCTCGGACAAAGGCAACCCGAACCCCGGTTGAGCCCGCCAGCTCGCTGGGGTTTTTCTTTGGAAAGTCGGGTGGGGCGGAACCCCTCGCGAACACGTTGTGCGGACAT